CAGGGGCTTTGATATTGCCTGCGCGATAAACGTGAACTTGACTTATATCAAACCCATACTTACGGAACGTATCTAAAAACAAATGCTTATCATCTAGATCTGCTCTAGCAGTCACTACGATAATACGCTTGTTCGGATGTGCGCGAAAACGATTAATCATTTTCTTTGCCGTTTTGAAAACAGTCTGAATAGGCTTCGCTGTATCAGCAAACACCTTAGCAGAACGGAACTGAGCAAAGTCGAACTCTTCTCCGTCTTTCAATTTGTAGACATTGAACTCGGCTGGAGTTAATTTCTCAACAACCTTACCCGCTTTCTTTACGAGAACCTGCGTTGTTGTGCTAAACAGCGTATCGTCGATATCGAAAATCGACAGACTACCACTGACTTCTTCTGCGATGTATTCTCTGAACTTTAGCATCTTATCCTATTTATAAATGCAAAAGGGGAGCGGCACCACACCGCTCCCCGACTAATGACGAAAAACACACCTCCTTAGTCATTAGCCAAACGTGCGATACCCAAGCACATATCTTGCTGGATAGTAAGCAACATTGACCGCCTTGCGTTGATTTCCGCCTAACACAAGGATATAACGGACTCCATCGACAACTTCTTCGCCGACATAGAATCCAACGTGACCTGCCTCTCTACTTCTTCCTCTGGCAAAGACCACGACGTCACCTTCTTTTGGTGCTCTAGTTTCAATTCCCCAATTTAGGAAACTGCGAGCTTGTAGTGAATCGGTCCCTTCAACATCAACTTTATCCAAAATCGCATTAACGAAACCTGCGCACCATGCGATTCTTGCGGGATCGATATTCATCAGACCACGAAGCACTGAACGATCTTTAAATGCATGAAGACCTTCATATTGCTTCGCCACAGTTACAGGATCTTTACCTGGCACGATTTTCTTTTTTACCTTCGGAGTAGTTTGCGGAACTACCGTCTGGTTTCTCTGATACTCTTGTCTCCAGAATGCTCCTGGTGATTCGTGATCAGTTGTGTAGGCTGTAACTGGATTACTTTCCTGTGTAGCTTTAAGCTTATGTTTAGGCGCTGCACACGCAGTCGTGAATAAACCAAGCAAAGAAACTACGATTACCGTTTTTAATATTCTCATTGTATCTCCTGTTTTTGCTTTCGCTACGAAAGGAAGATATAATGACGTATCTTATCTAGACGTAAGTTGTTCCACTCGAACTTTCGCTCGACCCTGTTTAATTATCCCTAGTTGCTGGGCACCTCCCCTCGAAATGTCTAGATCCACGCCTTTCGTAAATGGACCACGATCATTAATCCTGACAACTATGGATCTGTTGTTATCAGGATTGGTTACTCGCAAAACAGTTCCAAAAGGAAGCGTTTTATGAGCAGCCGTGAGTCCGTCTGGGTTAAATTTCTCACCATTGGCAGTTCTAGTGCCGTGCATATACCAAGTCGCAACAACATCATATGAAACTGGTTGTTGAAAACGCAATTGCATGAAGTCCAAAACTGAACATCCGCCCACCGAAATGGGTATAACAATTGCCAAGATTAAACTGCGCATTTCCTATTTAGTTTTCTGGTGCTCGCGGAGGGACTCGAACCCCCGATAAGACCGTTATGAGCGGCCGGCTTTAGCCTCTAAGCTACGCGAGCGAATTGTAATAGGAAAGAAGCGTGTCATAACCACCTGTCACTTCTTCATTGATAATGATATATGGAACCGTTCGTACGTTTGGAAACTTTTCCATAAATTCTTCACGAGTAATGTCGCGACCAATTTTGAACTCCGTATATGTTTGATTTCTATTGGTCATAAGTTCTTTAGCACGATCACACCACGGACAATTGTCCTTACTATAGATCACCATAGTCACTATACATTACTCCAGTCTTTTGTTTGAAATGATATCCATGTGCTTTTTTCCAATCGCTCAGAATAATTTCTTGATCGTGTCTTGCTTCCACTTCCCAAGGGAGATTGAAATACGATCCACTCCCTCGACCTTCGGCTTGAACTAGATCATTTTTCCATTTACAATAGTCTGCATGAGTAGCTAAATCTTTAAGATCACCAGTAGCATATTGTCGAATGTGAACTATTTCGTGAGCTAGGACTCTATACAACATCCTGTCTTTTAGATAGTTGCATAGTTCCATATCGTAGTCTCTTGGGCGATGATTGTCATCTTCCCATATCACCGAACCGTAAAAGCGAGTTTCCTTAAGATCTTCTTTTAGGTTGATGTTTAATTTGATATTGTTGGCTAGACGAGTTCCCAGCGCATAACCGAGCATCCATCTAGCCGCTTGTTTTACGAGTCTTCTCTTCTTGGCGTTTCCGCCAGTGATATGAATTTCTGCCGTATTGTTGGCGTACTCCAATGCTTCTGGGACCATAGCACCTCCCTCGCTTATTGGACTATCATATTCTAACGTCGAGTCAATGTCAAGAACAATGCTATTTAGCCCCTCAAAATTTGAAGCCAGCGAACTTTGATTTAGGTTTGTTGCGCTCACGATCTTCCATCCCGAACTTGGTATTATCCATTACGGCGTCAGAACGCTTGGTTTTACCGCCACGGCTATCATCAATCAAGTCTTCTTGGGCTGATTCTTCTAGATCGAACAGACGCATTTTGACTCGGTCGACGCCAACGAAAAACCTTTTGTTTTCGGATGGATCGCTATATCTGTTTTTGAGCTGCTTAACCAGTAGCTGTCCACGCTCATCCATATCCTCATCGCGCACGAGGGCAATCATAAAGTCTGCGGTTGCTGGAAGACCAAATGATTCGGATGTATCTTCAAGCCCTGGATCATTATTAGAATAACCCGAACGAGTTGTCTGAGTAGCAGATACGATTGGTAGATTACGTTCTACTGCCAGACCACGAAGTTCTTCAGCAATAGACTTGATATATGTGTAGGAGTTTACGTTAGCGCCAGGCTTGATGCGAGACGAGCAACAGATATTCAAGTAGTCGATGTAGATAATGTCTGGAACGAAATTTCTCTTAAGATTAAGTTCGTTCAGCAAATGTCGAATATGACCAACGTGAGCTGAAGCGGTAGGATATTCCTTGATAATCAGCTTACCTTGGGTTTTCGTTTTAAGTCGTGCGATTTTGTTTTGATATAGATCACGAGGTAATTGCTTGATGTCTTCTGTAGCGATATTCAACAAATTCGCGTCGATACGTTCGGCAATCTTTTCTTCAGCCATTTCCATAGTGATATAAAGAACGTTCTTACCCATAGAAAGATTAGCTGCTGCGAAGTGACACATCGCAAGAGTTTTACCGACACCAGTACCAGCAAGGATGATGTTGAGTGACTTACGAGATAGACCACCGCGAGTGACTTTATTCATATACTCAATGTCAAACGCGATTTTTTCCTCTAGTCTGTGGTAGTATTCATAGCGATCTTCAAAATCGTCGATGAAATCGTGACCGATGTGGCTATCGAACGATACGCCTAGAGCTTCTGACAAAATTTCAGGAATAGAGTTTTTAGTTCTGTTCTTGTCTTTACCGTCTAGGATAGAGATACTATCCATAACAGCATTATAGACGGCACGTTCCTGACAGAATGTTTCGGTTGATTCTAAAAGCCAATTTGGATCACTAGGTTCTGGTTCGATGAGGTTACGAACCAAATCCATTGAACGCTTATGCTCTTCTTCACTTAGATTATCGCTAGATTCGATTTCGATCCCAATCGCTTCGCGAGTAGGACGATTATTGTACTTGAGCATGAAATCATTGATACGCTTGAATACCTGACGCTCACTCGAATCACCAAAATACTCTTCTTTCAGAAAAGGTAGAGTTTTGCGGGCGAAGTCTTCGTTATGAACTAGATTCTTCAGAATCGTCAGTTCTATCCTCATTCCCAATCCTTCCTACTTGTTTTAATAGTACGTCGTATAATATACAAGCGACAGTTTCTTCGAAACGATTCTTTAGCGTTCCTTCGAACATACCGTCAGCCCAAAATGATTCAATCACATGATAATTGAAAAGAAGAAGCGGATCATCATTTTCATCCGCTTTTTCGTTGATCTTTAAGTTTTCGTAATGATATACTACACCTTCGAATTCACCGTCTTCGATACGAATGCAAATGAAATCAGGAACGTCTAATCTTTCAACATGATTATACTTCGGTGCAACTGGATTGTCAACGGCGTTTGCCATTTTGGATCACCTTAATTCCCATCGTATAATTTTCCGCAGCAGCTTCAGCCCAGCTTTGGCTTTTGTTGATATACTTTTCTGTCATGATGTATTCTTCGTTTTCGAAAAAGTCGACATGAAAGTTACCATCGTACTTATGGACTTCAGCACGTTTGGTTTTATCATCGCTCCAATATTCACTCAGAAGCATCTTCGTCCTCCGTTAGAATAGCGCCATGCGCGATTGAATACTTATCCTTGATATACTGAGCAAAATCAGTTTCATTAAATACTGCTTTCCAAAAGTCAGAACTGTCAGCAATATCACCCGCTCTCATGTTGGGAGCAAGGATTTCTCCCGTTGTTTTATCTACCCTAGCATACCAACCAACTTTAGGCTTAACAATGTAACCGCCATCAATAGCCACGTCCAGTAGACCGCTCCACCGATTAATACCTCCGTGATAGTTGATCGTAATAGGGATTTTTGATTTTTCTTTGACATAGCGCGATTTCTCCACGTTAATCACAAAGTGATATCCTTGGATACCATCAGAATCCTTATCTTGCTGACGACCAAGAATCCAAATGTTGTCTGAACCATAGTAAGAACCAGTTCCACCACCAACGATATCCTTGGGGAACATACCGATTTCCTTATAGGTGTGATTGACCACAACCATAGGAATATCCTTAAGTGTCATGTACGGCGTAATCATGCGGAATAGAGACTTGAGCTGTTTCGCACGAGACATATCAGCGACAGACTTTTCGTTTAGCGTATCTTCGACTTCTTTTTTGGAAGCGAGATTACCAATCGAGTCAATAATAATCATCACGCGCTCACCACGTTCGATGCCAGTAAGCTGTTTCATAACATCGAACTTGAGCTGTTCCACATCTGTGATAGGAGTATGAACAACTGCATCAAACGGGATACCGAATGTCTGAAAATACGCTTGAGGCGTACCGAATTCTGAATCATAGAATAGGATAACGCCATCCTTATATTTTTTTAGGAACGCAGAAGCCATAAGCAATGCGAAACCAGTTTTGAAATGCTTAGAAGGACCAGCCAGCATAGTGATGCCTGGAGTTAAACCACCATCAACCGCACCAGACAATGCAACATTGATCATGGGTACGGAAGTAGGAATCACGTCTTTCTTTGTAAAGATTTTGGAATCTTCCAAAGTGGCAGTAAACGCGATTGTTGAATTCTTAATCAGTTTTTCTTTAAGCGACATATTTCACCTCCAATAATGAATACTACTATGTTTGTGTTCGATTGTCAAGACTTCTTTTCGATAGTGATCGATTCCCACATATCTCCATCGGTTGTAACTGCTTCCAAATTTTCTACCTCTTTGCGTAGATCCTTGCTGGCTGCTATGATAAGAAGAACTGCGAGTGGATCTATAACGAGTACTAGAAGAAGGATCATGATACGAATAGCTGATTCTAGATCACGATCACTATCAGCACCATATATCAATTCAGCCACATAACGAATAGGTCCAACTTCTGTTTTGATAGCTCTGGTCGCTTTCATAAGCGGCGCTTTTTCATCTAACAGAACGTCTATACTACGTTGCGCGTCTTTCATTTCAGCAGCTAATGAATCACGTTCTTTCTTTTGCTGCTGGCGTAACTGAAGTGCAGTTTGTGCTCTATTGTTTCTTTCAATGATAGCATTGATCGCTTTGTCGAGCTGCCCTAATTGCTGTTCCGCTCGCGTGATACGCATGCGCTCGCGAGCTATGTTATCTTCGATACGTTCTATTTTAGCTGCCACGTCACCACTCGGTGCGACCTGATCTAAGTGAGCTTTCGATAAGAATCCAAAGATACCCATACTAGTTATAAGCATGAGAATGAGCAGCGCAGATGTAAAATATGTTTTCAACAGGAAAGGAATGTATTTCCA